AAATTAAAAATAATAAACTATACTATGAGTATACTAATATAGTATAGCTTGTAAAGTTATATGTTTACACGATTAATTTGCAACTAAAAAGCTAATTGATAATATTAATAAAACAATTATTGATAAAGAAATTAATGGAAATATTTATAAAACAACATTCTATTTATTAAATCTTGAAATCAAATTAACTGATTTAATTATTCGTATGTATTATGAAGAAGAAGAAGAAAAATCTACAACAGATGAAGTATTAATAAAGTTAATTATAATGTATGAAATAAAAAATAATATTCAATTTGAAAAAGAACAAAAAGAAGCAATATTAAATGCGATTCAATATAATTTCTCTATAATTACAGGTCCTCCAGGTTCAGGTAAAACAGAAATAATTAAATGTATCAATTATATTTTTTATAGTTTATATAAAAATAATAAAGAATCTATTTCTAGAGAAATATCACCCAAAACAATTAGTTTAATTGCACCAACAGGTCTTGCATTTGTAAATATGAGTAGAACACAACGTTCAGAATATTATAATGATGTGATTTCAGGAACTTGTCATAAAGTTTTATATAAAACTTTATCTGATTGTAAATCACATCATTATAAAAATAAATATTGCAGTGAATGTGATAAACCTGAAAATGAATGTAAATATTATAATAGTTTTCCAAAAGTATTTATTGTTGATGAATCATCTATGATGGATACATTTTTATTCAGAGATTTATTATTGAATTGTGAATATTATAAAGCAAAATTAATTATAATAGGCGATCCCAATCAATTACCTTCTATTGGTCCTGGAATTATTTTGAATAAAATAATAGAAAGTAATTTATTTCATGTTGTTTCATTAACAAAAATTAAGAGACAAAAAACAGGTCAATTAATACGTAATATTTTTAAAATGACAAATGATATATGCACATTAACTGATTTTACAGATGATACAATGATTTTTCTTTCTACAAAACAATTTATTGTAAATGATGAAATAAAAAAACAAGAAATAATTAAATTAATACAAAATAATAATTTAACAAAAGAAAATTCAAAATTTATAAGTTATTATAATGAAAAATTTTTATGGAATGTTATTAATCTAAATAAACTATTACAAGATATTTATAATCCAAAAGATAATAATGAAATACCATCTACGAGTAGATTTATCCAACCTTATATTTTTCGTATTGGTGATAAAATTATTCGTTGTGAAAATGATTATAGCGACGAAAAAAATATGAGAGCAAATGGTGAAGAAGCGATTATTTTATCTTATAAAAATAAAAAAGTTATAATACAATATTCAGGAAAAAATGATGTTGATAAACCTACTTATATAGATGTAGAGATATTATATGAAAGTTTCAAGTTAAATTATTGTACAACAATTCATAAGTCTCAAGGAAGTCAATATGATAATGTAGTATTTATAATTCAACCAGGACAAAACATAATTGATAAAAAAAGCATTTATACCGCAATTTCTAGAGCACGAGAAAAATGTATTATTATTAGCAATCCATTAGATTTTGTTAAATTACAAACAAATAATCATAATGATAAAGTGTCTATATTTTTGGAAGAATCAAATGAATATACAATTGAAACACACAAATAAATTGTTATTATTATTTACTTACTAATAAAATAATAATAATATATATGTTAAAAAATTATTATGGTTTTATATCTCTTATAATAATTTTAATAGCAATCATGTTTCTTCCTTTAGCAAGGATGATTCCTTCTATTGCTAAATGTAGAGAAAATTATGAAAATATCAATTCTACTGATACTCATTTATTAAATTCTTTTCCTATCAATAAAACCAAAATAGTAAATTCAGATAATTATTCACATGATTGGATATATTATCCTATTTTTCCAGTTGGTTCTTATGAACAAATTACCAATAATTTAAAATATTTTAAAAATCCTGATGAAGGAACATGTATTCCTGCTGAATTTTGTGGTGATTTTTATCACGATAGATATCTCAAACCTGATATAAATATTATAAAACCATTACCACCTGTTTCAAATGATCCAGGTATAAGAGTTGGTTATTATAGAACAAAAGAAGATTTATTTTTAAGTGCACAACCTGGTTCTATATTAGAACTTCCTGCATTTTAATAATTAGTTATAATTGTATTATTATGTCCACACGAATAAATATCAAATAATTCTTTATTTTCCATAAATACTAAATACCAAATATTCACTTCCCACATTAATAATTTTTTCTCTCTAATTACCTCTTTTATTTTTTCTCTACATTTTTCGGCAAATAACAATAATTTTTGAGATGAACCACCAACAACACTGCCTGCAAAATACCATTCAACATTTTTATATATATCTTTATGATTATTATAAAGTAATGGACTTTTTAAAGAAGCAATACGTACATTTTCATATTTATTATTTTTTAAATTACAAATATTTTCCATAAATTTTTCTCTAGGTAATTTCATCATATGATATATACCAAAATCTACCCAAACATATTGGTTAGTATGAAAATGATTTAATTCAATTGCTTTTTGTAAAAATTCAGGTTTGTTATTTTGTAGCAACATGTAATCCAACGTATCTTTATCGGAATTTCCACTTACATAAAAATTAGTAATATCATTTTTATATTTATAAAAAAATAAATCCTCTTTTTCAAAAGGAATAAATATAGTATTTTCTCTATTATAATCTTTGATAGAATCAATTAAAACTTTATTCATAAAAATTATTTTTGGTATATCACAATCTATTATTAATCTTCCAAGTTCCAAATATTTATTTGTATCTCTGAATTTTATATTATTTACATCCGTTATAAAACAAGAAACAATAGTTGTCATATAATTCATTATTCAATATTTTTTAAATAGATATTCTAGATTTTGGTTTTCTATGTTCAAATCCATCAATCTTTTCTCTTTTTATAATATCCCAAAAATTTGATATAATAGGAATCATGTCTTGGAACCATTTTTTATTTCTTTTTACTAATATACAACTAATATCATTTAATTTCCAATATATTTGTTTTACCCAAATATATTGTTCATTTTCTTTCAATGTTTCTTCTATTTTATAATGAGACCATACTTCAAAATCAGTATAAGACATGTTAATATCAGAATATATATAATTAGGTTTTCCAGAATTTTTGTCTAAAAAAAATAAAAATATCCCTTTTTTTTCTCCTTCTTTACTAATAAAAATATTATCATCAGAATCTCTAATAAATTCTAACTCGTCTGTATATTCTATAAATTTTGTTTCTAGAAAATCACATTCATCAATATTAAATGTTTCCATTTGTAATTGCATTTGTATCCAATATTCTTTTTTAGGAATGCCTGTAATTTCTCTATTTACTATATTTTTTACTTCTAATAAACGACCAAATCTATTTGAAGATAAATCTACATTAATTCCATCTGGAGATGCACCAAGAAATAAATATTTATCATGTCTTAAACATCCATATTCTTTTATTTTAGTCTTGTAAGTATTTTCATAAATTAATATAGATAAAGGTTCATATTTTTGACCCCAATGTAGAGAACTTTCTATATTTACAAAATTATTGTCATTTATTTTTGTTATACATTTTTCATAAATTAATGAATTTTGTTGTGCTTGACTTTCAAAAATTTTATAAGCATTACTTGCTGTTAATATATTATTTCTAAAATCATACCATTCAGGTGTTTTTTGAACTGGTTGTTCAATGTTATTTATTTTTTCTAAATTATCATTTATAATCATTTTTTCTTCCATAGATACTTCTCTACAATACGTATTTTTTTCTTGTCTAGAAGGATAAATGAATTCATAAAATAAAGGTAAAGATTCTTCTATTAAATCCATAATGTATTCTTCAATAATATCATTATCTTCATTGAATGACATTTTTAATAAAGAAAAAACTTCATCAGTTATTATTTCTTCAAAATTTGGATCGCTAATTATAGAAGGATTTAATTCAATAAAATCATAATATAATTCTAATAAAGTAGAGAAATCATCATCAATATAATTCATTAATATAAATATCATTATTTATTTATATTAATTTATTTTTCATAGTAGCGTTTTTACATGGAGGTAAACTTTTTAATGTATGAATACGATTTTTGTCTATCTTTAAACTAAATATTTTTGTTTCTTCATTATATGTCAATGGAGGTATATCTTTTATTTCTTTATTAACTTTATCATATTGAACATCTTTGACTCTTTGTAGTTGCTTATTATCTAATGAATCTTTTAAAAAAAGAGTTAATGTATTTAATACTTCTTCATCCAAACCATTTGTTTCAACATATTTTTTTGCAAAGACAACTAACTTTTTATATTTTGTATTATTATCTATTTTTGCCCAATTTTCATTCAAGTTTTGTAAATTATTATCTTCTAAAAATTTATCCAAACTATTAAAATCACTTACATTTGTTGAATCAATAATAATATTTCCTCCTGATAACATTGATTTATATTGAATATTTTTTAATTCAATACATTCATCCGATTTCATTGTCATTTTACTTATATACAAGAGATAATCTTATATCTTTATAAATAATATATAAAGAAAAGAATATATAATAAAGTTTTAGATCTTACATTTTTTATTTCGTAATGATTTTTTATTTCGTAATCTTTTTTTATTTCGTAATGATTTCTTATTTCGTAATGATTTCTTATTTCGTAATGATTTTAATAATGAATTAATAATATTTTGTTTTCTATGTCTATGACGTGTATGTTTTCCACCATATCCAATTGCTCGTTGATTAAAGCGTTGTATTGGATTCATTGGATAGGTAGCAATTACTTGTAATGTTTTTAATATCATTTTATGAAGAGGATTCCCTTTATCTATATAGGGTAATTCACCTTTTATTTCTGATAATAATTGTATACAATGTTGTAATTGATCATCAGATAATCGTTGTTCGTTCTCTATACGTGATACTATTTGTTGTAGAAATTCAATACGATCCAATTGTTTTTGAGAGATTTGTAAATTTCTTTCTGTATTTAAAGTTATAACATTTAATACTGATTTTGTATCTTCTACATCAGATAATAGTTTCATTATATAGTCTTCTTGGATTAATTGTCTATCACCATTTTCAATCATTAGTTGATAATTATTTGTAACAATATCTCTAGTTGCTAAATTTTCTAGTAAAATCTCACTTAATTGATCTTGTATAAATTCAAATTTATTCATTTCAAGTGATTCTTTAAGAGTTAGTTGCTGTAACAATTTTTCTGATGTACTTTGTATCTCTGTTTGAAATTCTAATGCCATTTTAGATAATTGTTCATTTACGTTAGTAGTTATTCCTGCAATTGCAGGAGCAGCCAATATTGCTAAGAATTTGTTGTCCATTAGTGCTTCTAATAAAGAATTTTTTAACTTCAGTGATATTTGGGTTGTTATATATTCTCTTTGTTGAATAGTTGTCTCTTTAATAATTATTGCTTGTTCTTGTAATAAATTTATTGTTTGTTCTTGAAGAGTAGAAATTGAAAATAAATTTCTTAATATAGAATCAAAACCACTTGTAATTGTTGTCAAAGCATTAACAAATATTCTTTCAATGAGTGTATCAACTATTCCGTAAAAATATGCAAGAGATTTTACTAAATACATTACTCCAATACTATTTGCAAAATCTAATGTTAATCTTATTGCTTTATTAAATCCTATATCAGGACCTAAATTATATAAATATGTACATACTTCAATTAAAAAATACATTAATGGACTCGTAAATTTATTAGTAAATAAATATATTATAATTATTATACATATTGGTTTACCAACAAATGGTATTTTATAAATAGTTGTAAATGCTTTCAATATATAATAAATTAATTTAATAAATACCACACCACTTATTTTAAATATTGCAACTACAGGTAGTCTTGTTAAACCAAATATAATTTGTTTTAAACATGTTGTAATTATATTTGATTTTACAAACGTAATAGAACCATCTGGATTTACCATAACTTCTTCTTCTTCTTCTTCTTCTTTACGTAGTTCTGGTAATATTGAAGGAGCAATAATAATTGGTGGTTGTGTGATAATAGATTGTTGTTTTTGAACTTGTTTATCTTTTTTACTATCACCTAATGATAATTGTAAAAAAATATCTGCAATATCATCGTCTAAATCATCATTTTCTAAATCATCATCGTCTTGTAATATAATTTCTTCATGTTCTCTTGATTTATTACGTGTTGATTGTCTTAATGGTGTTTTAAAATTTTTTATATCATCCGGATGAGAATATATTGGTGGTGGAGGGATAATTTCATCTGGTGGTAGAGGTGGTTTAAATGGTAATGGTTTTTTTAAAGATGTTTTATGTGAATAAGGTGGTGAATCCATATATTTACATTAGATTTTATCTAAAAATTCTATAATATCTTTTATATTGATAAGTTTGCCAATATAAAAGATTCTGGGATGCCGGAATTGAACCAGCTACCTCTTGAGCTACAATCAATTGCTCTACCAAATGAGCTAATCCCAGATCCCCAAATAAAATATTTAAACTATCTTTAAATTATTTATTTTTATAAGATTTATTTTCAAAGTATTGTAAATACTAACCCTAATTTTTAAAATATGTATTTAATAAATATTCTTTTCGTGTTTCTTTTTGTAATGTTATAAAATCCATATATTATATAAATGAGTAAAATAATTAATATTGAAGGAACATCTCAACGATATCAAATGAAAAAAGTAGAAAAAGTAGAGAAAGTAAAACAATTTGTGAAACCAATTATTCCATTCAAAGAATCAAATTCTCTACTTGAAGAAGAACAACTAAATAATTTATTAATTGTATTAAATGAAAAAAAAACAGATATTTGTAAATTAGTAGAGAAACAAATAAAGAAAAAGATATCTTCTTACAAACAACAAGATATATTAAAAAAAATGTATAATAATGAAACATTTATTTCTTTTAAAGAAATAATTAATAAGATGGAAAAAGAAAATTTACAATGTAATTATTGTCATCAAATAATGTGTTTATTATATGAATATTGTAGAGAACCAAAACAATGGACGTTAGATAGAATTGATAATGATAAAGGACATGATAATGATAATATATTATTATCATGTTTAGAATGTAATTTGAAACGAAGAAGAATAAAAAAAGAATCATTTGAGTTTACAAAAAATCTCCAAATAATTTATAAATAATGAATAATATATATAAGTATATAAATAAAAAATATATATCCAAATATATATCCAAATAATGTCATTAGTAAAATATAATACCCAAAAAGAATTATTATTAAATACATTATTAGATTTTTATAAAAAAGATGATAATTTAAACAAGATTTTAAAAATAATTACAGGAGAAACAAAAATTTCTCTACGTATAGTGGATTGGTTTGCAACCAATTATGCAAAAAAGAATTTTACATTATATAATATTATTGATTCAAATGGTGATGAAAGAAGATTTAAAGTATATCAAGATTACAAATTAAAATTAAAAGCGTATTCAAAGAAGAATTTTGATCCGTTTTGTAGATGGGAAAGAACAAGTATTCCTTATGAAGAAGATACATTTATTGAAACAACAATAGGACAATTAAATTTCTTCAAATGGACATTAGAAAATGATATAATTAAATATATTGAAGAAAATTATGAAGAAATAGAGAATGATATGAATAATAGAAATAGCACAAGTAAAAGAAAATATTTAATTAAACAAGAACAAGAAGAAGAAGTTGTTGTAAATAATTCATTAAATAAATCTAGAAAAAAAAGAGAAGAATTATCAGTATCTGCAACAAAAAGTATTAAAAAAGAAAATGTAGAAATTATAGTAAAATTTAATTAAATAGTAATATACAATTTAATTAAATATGGGAAATACAATTCCTAAAAAAGTTAGTTTTGAAGATATCCAACTTATTTGTAAAAATCAAAGACCTTTCTCTATACTTATCAATACATTGGATTTAAATGAACAAAATTGTCTCATTCAAAATACAATTCTTGCAAATAAAGAAGAAAATCATATTAATGATTTAATTAATAATAAATCATTTCAAATAACCATTGTAATATACGGAAAAAATTGTCAGGATGAAGAAAAAATAATAATAAAATATAAACAATTACAAAAATTGGGATTTAAAAATATATATATTTATTGCGGTGGATTATTTGAATGGTTATTATTGCAAGATATATATGGTGCTGAAGAATTTCCAACTACTAGTAGAGAAAATGATATCTTAAAATATAAATCATTTTCTCTACTTTCAAAACATTTATTATCTTATTAAATATAATCACACATTTCTGCTTCCCATTGGTTATTTATTTTTTTTATAAAAAAAGGTTTTCCACAACCATATATTTCATTATTATTAATTAATTCATGACAATTTTCTTTTTTCATATGAGGGTCTATTTGTTGTAGATTATGTTTATAAATTCCATGACGAAATATTGCACAATTTACTTGTTCTATGATTACTGAATCATTACAATGAGGACATTTTACTAGAATTTGTGTTTCCATTATATAATATTTATTATTATAATCCACATAATAATTCCCACTCTTTCATTATTGTTGGATTTTCATAAATATCTATATTTCCATCAATAGATATTATTTGTGTTGTATCAGTTAATATTTCAATCATGTCTTGATGATATTTATCACAATTGATTAAATATTCCAAAGGAATTTCATTTTCTCCAGTTCTATTTCTCTTTTTTATTCTTTCAAAACATATTTCTGGATTTGCTTTTATATAAATAATTTTATTAATGGGAAATTCTAATGCAAATTCTTCAAACCATTTATTATATATTTGATAATTTACATCTTCTATATTTTTCATTTCAAATAACATTTTGGCAAATACATATTTATCTGTATATAAACATCTTTCTGTAATTATAATAGCAGAAGGATTTTGTCTTACGGTTTCTCTTAAAATAGAGAAACGAGATATAAATGCCATCATTTGAAATGAAAAAGAATACATTTTTTGGTTTTTATAAAACTTTTGCAACATTGTTTCATTTGTTTCTCTATCTCTTATCTGTTCCCAATCATCAACTGGTTCTTTTACAAATATTATTTTTTTAGAACATTTTTCTTTTAAATAATTGAGAAATGTACTCTTTCCTGAACCAATATTTCCTTCGATTGAAATAATAAATGCCATTTTTTGTTTTATACTATTTATTTATATAAATTATTATTTCAATTTATTAGTTAATAATATATTCATCATTTGTTCTTCGTTCATTGATTCAATATACTTTTTAAATAAGTTATATTTTTCTAGTTGAATATTTATATTTCCTTCAAGACGAATCCAATAATGTACTAACAATATTTTTTTTAATTCATTAAGTGAAGCATAATTTATTTTATTAACAAATTGATATGTATGTAATAACATTTGTTCCATTACAATTTATTATTATATTTACATTTTATTAAACTTTCAATTTATTAATGTGAATTATGAAATAGTTATCATATATCTAATATGTTCTTTATAAAAATTACTATTTTATTAAACTCTTTTCTAATATAAGGATTGATTGATACTAAATTATTTGCAATATTATAATTTTCAAATTCATTTACAAGAAATCAACTCATCTAAATCAATGACTGTTGTATCAATACAATAATGATATGTAAATAAGATGGGATTTATAATAATTCCTTCATATTATTTATACACTCATAGAATGTTCTAGAGAATTTATGTATATTTAAAAAATTATAACATGTGGTAGTTAATATACAATCTGGAATCATATTTTACATAATGATATTATATTAATTATAAAAAATTGATATAAATAAAGTAAATGATATAAAGAACAATTCAAAAGAAAGTTATTAAATGGACTTGAACCAAAGAAAACTCAACAAATCTGAATGGGAATCTATTGAAGTTCCTGTTACAGATGAAGAAAAAACAATTCTCACACTTATTTGTAATGGATACCACGATGTAAATATTAAATATAATAAATATTTATCATTATTTGGTTATTTAAAAGTAGAATATTCACTTCTTATGGAAGATTATCTTTTCTATAATTACTTTTTAGAAAAAATTAATCAAATGAATGAATATACAGATTTTGTTCATGATATAAAACCCAATCCAAAAATTAAAAAAGCAGATTTAATACGTATTCAAAGAAATAATGTAGATAAAATAATGAATAATGTTGAAATTTATGAATATTTACTTCTTGATATTATCTCAAATATATTCACACATAAAGAAACCAATCAATGGTATATTCATTATTTCACACTATATAAATTAAAATCAATGTCCATACTAATGTTAAATAGACATGTAATGAGTTTTATTGATTTTATTTTGAAGAAATTAGAAACTGAAATCAATATGATTGATTTTATAAAGAATTCAGTAGAATTTATAGAGAAAAATAAATTATTATTAAAATATGCTGATTTGACATTATATGAACATCAACGTGAATTATTTACAGTATGTAAAAATACACAACCCAAATTAATATTATATATTGCACCAACTGGTACTGGAAAAACTCTATCTCCAATTGGTCTATCAGAAGGATTTAAAATAGACCAAATTACAAATGAAAAAATAACACAACGAATTATATTTGTATGTGCTGCAAGACACGTCGGATTAGCATTGGCAAAATCATCTATTTCTGTTGGAAAAAAAATTGCCTTTGCATTTGGATGTACTAGTGCTGCAGATATTCGTTTACACTATTTTGCAGCAAAAGATTATACAAAAAATAAAAAAACAGGTGGAATCGGTAAAGTAGATAATTCAGTTGGTGATAAAGTAGAAATAATGATATGTGATGTAAAATCATATCTTCCAGCAATGTTTTATATGTTGTCTTTTAATCAAGCAAATAATATTATAACATATTGGGATGAACCTACTATTACTATGGATTATGAAGAACACGAATTACATTCTATTATTAGAGAAAATTGGCAACAAAATTTAATTCCAAATATTGTATTATCTTCTGCAACTCTTCCAAAAATACACGAAATTGGATTAACAATTGATTCTTTTCAAACAAAATTTGAAGCAGCAAGCATTCATAATATTGTTAGTTATGATTGTAAAAAGTCAATTCCTATTATTAATAAATTTGGTTATGTTATTGTTCCTCATTTTATTACTAATAACCCTGAAAAAATATTACAAATCATTGAAAATATAAAAGATAATATGACTTTATTGCGATATTTAGATTTAAATGAAATTGTGAAATTTATTGAATATGTTTTACCTCATACAATGAATTTAAAATTTCAAAAGATTGAAGATATAACAATGTCTTCTATTAAAATATATTATCTTGAATTATTAGAAGAAATTGTCTCTACAAATCCATCCTCATGGGAAAGAATCTATTTACATTTGTCTTTATTAAAAGAAAAAAAAATACAATCTAATCTATACATTGATACTAATGGAACACCATTACGAAAATCTAATAGTTTAACTTTAATTCAAGATAAAAAAGAAGAAAAACATTTAATAAGAACTACAAGTGTTTCTTCATTGGATTCTCCAAAAGAAGAACAAACAGGTATATATTGTACTACAAAAGATGCATTTACATTAACTGATGGACCAACTATATTTCTTACAAACGATGTAGAGAAAATTGCTAAATTTTATATTCAACAATCTAATATTCCTTCTCAAGTTATGAAAGATATATTACATAAAATATCAGTAAATAACACAATTAATGAAAAAATATCTGTATTAGAACAAGAATTGGAATTATTAACTGAAAAAAATAATCAAACTGCAACAAATGAAGAATCGGTTGGAGGAAAAATAAAAAGAAAAGATAGTAAAGTTAAATTAGCTTCAGATACAAATGCTGATGGTAAAAATATTGCTAGATTAGAAACCGAAATAGAGAGATATAAAAATATGATTCAATCTGTTCAATTAAATGAAACATTTGTTCCTAATAAAATTCTTCATCTTAAAAAATGGTTCCCTCATAAAATAGTTAATACTTTTACAAGTGATATTGAAGAATTTACAATTATAGAAATTATGATGTTGAAAGATGTGGATGATAGTTGGAAAGTATTATTATTGATGGGAATTGGTGTATTTACAAATCATCCAAGTATTACTTATACAGAAATCATTAAAAGATTGGCATCTCAACAAAAATTATACATGATTATTGCATCTAGTGATTATATTTATGGAACAAATTATCAATTCTGTCATGGTTATTTATCCAAAGATTTGTCTATTACTCAAGAAAAAATTATTCAAGCATTTGGTAGAATAGGAAGAAATAATATTCAACAAGAATATACAATTCGTTTGAGAGATGATTCTCAAGTAGAGAAACTATTTTATAGAGAAATAAATAAACCAGAAGTTATGAATATGTCAAAATTATTTGTTTAATAATAATATGTAATTTATTTATTAAATATTATTATTTATTATTTTTATTTTTTCGTTTTTTTGTTTTTTGTTTTAATCCTCCTCTAAAAAAACTAAAAAAAGATTTTGGGGTTGGATTTAATATTTCCGTTTCTTCATTAGAAACTAATGCATAACTTTCTAAGTTAACATTTCTAAATACTGTTTTTTGTATAAATGTATCTAGTTTATTTGATCTTGATTTACCAATTTGTTTAACGTCTTTTGTTAAATATGTCATGACAACTTGTGTATTATCTTTTGATTTATATTTAATGAATTTACAATCTCTTGGTAGTAGAATTTCATATTCATTAAAATGATAACCAAATTGAGGCAATTTTATCAAAGGTATGACACGATAACCACGTGGAATAAATATTCTAATTATTTGTCCTTTATTATGTGATGGAATTATAGTGGTTGTATAATCTGTATTTTCAGTAGTTTCATTTTGGGTACAATATTCAAGAGCATAATTCACATCAAATGTAGTTGAAGTATAACTAGCTTGTGTAAATATATTATTATATTTCATACCACTTTTATTACATCTGTAAACATAAAATGGTTTTGAAATAGGAGGAATTTTTTGAAATATTGCATCTAATTTATGAATATAATCATATGCTTGTTCTTTACTTTCAAAATTACTCACATAATCATTAATATATTTTTCATCATCACTGTTTTGTAAAAATTCATTTAATTTTAAATAAAATTTTGTTTTTGGATGAATATAACACGATAAAATTTCTTTATCCTCATCAGTTAATTCATTTACTGCTCTAATTTGTTCATATAATTCCAAGTATACATTTGCAAATACTACAGGATCTTTTTTTTTATCATATGGATATATTTCTGTTTTATGAATATTAATATATGACTGTGGTTTAATAAAATTTTTACGAGTACTTTTATACACTTTACTCATATATATGAAAGATAATTAATTAATTACACAATTTAAAATAATTCCATATCTTTATACTTTTCATTTAGTTTTTCTTTAAAAAATTCCATTTGTGTATCCAAATCATAATCTTCTGGTAAAACCATTTTCATATTTAATCTTTTTCCATTCATTCTTTTTTCATAAACTAAATGATATTTTTCTCTGATTACAACCATTGAGAAATACGTAGGTAAAGATGGAATTTCTTTTACTGGATAAATATTATTTTCTAAATCATCAACTACTTTATTTGCTTGATTTAGTTTATCAAGTAGAGAAACTTTTCCAGATTTGGTAGTTGTCCATACTTTATCTAGTTTGGGATGTTTCTCTACTTTGAAGAATTCTCTTTGTTTTGTATGTTCTTTATCTAACCATTCATTATAATACACAACATGTTTTTTCATCATTTGTTGTGTTAATCCTTCAGGTAAAGGTTGTGCAGATGATTTTCTTTCTCTCTTGGTTCCATCTTTGATTCCTTTTGAATTATTTTCTTGTTCTTTTCTAGAGGCAATTCTTAAATTCTCATAAGAATTATTTAATGGGTCTTGATCAATATGGTCTACACTAATTAATTTTGTTCCTTTTCCGTTTCCATAACATTCCATAATAATTTGATGAATGTATAATAGTTTTTCATTTGTTAGATGTGTAATAATATATCCATTACGATGTTTATACCACGTTAATTTTTTCCCATTATTTTCATTAATTTCATAATCAATAATTTTTTGATAACTTATTGCACATAATTTACAAATAGTATCCTTTTCACAATACATTAATACATATTCTTTTTCGTTTTCCAAAATTTTCCAAATAGGATTTTTCATTATATTTGCGTCTTGACCCATTGTTTGATAATGTCCTTCTTGATACACGAGAATATTATAATTTTTTATAATTGTTTTGTGTGCATGATGATATATTTTTACATTTTTTCTTCTCAAATCATTTTTATTTTCATTAATAAATACAAAATATACATATTCACCATTAACGCTAAAAATAAAATCTAAATAGGTAATTCGTCTATAATTATATGAATAGGATGGATAATCTTCATCAGATATAAATACAAATGTTCTTTTTGAATTTACAATTCTACACATATCTGCGTTGTCTACAAGATATATTTTTCCATTATATTTAATTTCACCACAATTGAATTCTGTATTGGTTGAATATTCTGGTTTCATACTGTTATAGTTGATGGTTCCATCTGCATTTAAAAATAAATCAATTTTATTTGTATTTGTATTCATATTATATATTGTATAATATGAACTATTTAAGTTATTTATTTCTATAAATATACAAGTAAATAAATATTTCCACCCAATCCGCTTAATTACTATACGCTAATCCGCCCATACCACTCATAATTCTCAACACATTATAGTTGGTAGCATAAACACGCACCTTTGCAGTCTTGGTTCCTTCCACAGTAGCGTTAGACAACACCAACTGAAGAGTCGCATTATCAATTCTTGAAAAGTTGCAGGTTCCAGAAGGTTGATGTTCCTCAGGGCGGAGAGCAAACGAGTACACATTAATACCTTCATCTGGAGCACGAGTGTGGCATTGGAATGGTTGAACCCACGAGAAGTAAGAACCTTCACGCTCAGAGAATCGGTCCTGTCCATTCAATTGAAGTTTGGCAACCACAACAGGGTTTTGTCCCCAACAATGCATGTCCAAAGAAGTCTCCGAAAGAACAAAAGTTCCGGCATCAGACACACTTGAGTTGTTATTGTGGTTCGTTTGGGGAGCTCCAGAAGCATTCACACCAAATGCACCACTAACACCAACACTATTTCCAACACCGATTCCTGCTAAGGCAGCCTCAAGAGCAGATGGGTTGTTTGCCAAGTTGGTATTAATGGGAACATTGGGTCCTCCAAAGTTGGGTTCGTTATAAGGATCGTTAGGTCCATTCCAGTATCCAGTAAAATTAGGAGGAATCCAAGCGTCTTCTGCTCCAGCATCATCAAACAATCCACGAGCATCAATATAATTTCCTGCAGTAACCTCATGAGGTCCACCAAACGCGTGAATAGCATTAGGTAGAGCATCAATTGCATCCGTGTAGTTAAAAGGTTGAGCACCAAGCACCTTAAACAACAATGCATCGCATAACAACGATGAACAATAATCCACGTTCTGGTCAGGTTGGACAACCCAAATCAACTCCTTCACAGGGTGATTAAAATTCAACTTGATCTTATTAGATGACGATCCCACACTCTCATCACCAGTGAACTGGAGTTGAGTAATTAAATATTCGTGGGGGTTTTGAGCAAAACGTCTTCGCTCATCCGTATCCAAAAAGACATAATCCACATAAAGGGAAGCAGCAACTAAGGACTGATTATAGGCAATTGTTGCAGCAACAGTTGATCCAATTGGCAACTGATTAACTGCAGCAGAACCTTGATTGTTGCAAGATAAAGTAGTAACCGCCCACAAGCACTCATCAATTGGACGCAAATCCAAATTAATCTTGACTTCGTGGTATTGAAGAGCAATCAAAGGAAGTGCTAATCCAGGATTGTTGTTAAACCAAAATTGAAAAGGAACATAAAGAGTGGTTTCAGGCAATGCATTACGAGGGGCACAAACCTGTCGTGGAGCCAAAGAATCACAAGGTCCATCCACATCTGAAAATGAAGGATCAGTAATAAAAGTCATTTGAGTAGTATTTCCAACCATCTTGAAATAAGCACGCTCCTGTTCAGCAGTCATTGTTAACTGGTTCCAGATATGCATCCAGTCACCATATTGACGGTCAATTCGTTGACCACCAATCTCAACCTCAACCTGAGCAATAATTTGCTCACCTGGAAAGTCAAGCCATCTAGCATAAACAGATTGTGCACCCAAAGCAAGAGAAGTAGTATTTCCCATGTATTGATTGATTTCAGGAAGAGTAATTTGAAGATACGTTCGGTATGCTAAATCACCATTACGACTAATCACACAAGTAACACGACGACCAAAATCGGCCTGTCCGTTAAAAGTTTGTTCAATTGACTCAATTGCAAAATTAGTATAACGACGGTAAGTCACTTTCCAAAAAGTAATTTGAGGATTTCCAGTAAGATATACATCTTGTGCTCCATAGGCAACTAATTGCATTAAACCACCACCCATAGTTTATATTATTGCTAAAGAAAATAATTCTGATTTTTAATTTAAAATAAAATAATAAATTAATGATATATTTTATTAATTTATATCATTAATATCACTAATAAAAATCACATTGATTATGATGTCAATATATATATATTATTATAATTCTTGTTTGTTTTTTATTAATGTATCTATATTAAAATTTTTACCCATAAAAGAAGACAAATAATCATCTTTAAAATATTCTTTTTTTCCTTCATGTCCTTTTTTAAAAATATACAAATCATTTTCTTTTCTTACAGACCATCCATCATTTACAGCATTATATATAAATAACATTTTTTGAAACTTTATATTTTCAATTGAAATATTATTTCCATTCTCTAAAATAATGTTCATATCCATTAATATTTTTACAATAACTATTTTATTGTTTAAACTTATTAATTCATCTATCATTTAATTATATTATTTAAATTAATAATTAAATAATATAATAATTAATATTATATAATGCAATCATTTAAACCAAAACCAATTAAAAAATTTAAAAATGATAAAAAAATAAATTTTTCTCTAGATGTTAAACACAATGAATTCCTAAATACTTTTAATAAAGATGAAAATGATAAACTTCCTATAATGATTTATGAACTCTCCTTATTACAAGAAAAATTAAATTCTTATGATAAAAAAGAAATTCAATTACAAATTGAACAAGTCATGGATATCAAAGATAATATTATTGAACTTAAAAAAAATATGAATATTTTACAAAAAAGAAAATTAAATTATTTTCTTGATAATTCTAAATATATTTTTGATTATTTTGAAAATAAAAAAAAAGTTTCTCTAGGAGAAATTACTAATAAAAATAATATGCTAAATAATTTTTTTAAAATTAATAATAATAATGAAAAAATAGATTCAACTAATAATAATATTTTTTCTAAATATTTGAGTAATATTGATAATTCTTGTTTTAATATGGATGACTTTGTTCAACAAAGTGATATTTGCAACTATTGTTTTAAAGGTGAATTAATTCCTATGGATGATGAAGGAGTATTAATATGTAATGTTTGCTTTCGTAATATTAAATATTTAATTGAAAATGATAAACCTTCTTATAAAGAACCACCTAAAGAAGTATGCTTTTATGCATACAAAAAATTAATCATTTTAAAGAAATTTTGGCACAATTTCAAGGTAAAGAAACAACATTAATTCCTATGGAAGTCATTGATAATTTAAAAAATCAAATCAAAAAAGAAAGAATCAATATTCAATCTTTAACCTATAATGACACTAAATTATTATTAAAAAAATTAGGTTATAATAAATATTATGAACATATTAACTTTATCAAGGATAAATTAGGCATCAAACCACCCATCATTTCTCAAGAATTAGAAGATACTTTATGTAATTTTTTCATTGAAATACAATACCCTTATGCTAAACATTGTCCTGATTACCGAGTTAATTTTCTTCATTATTATTATGTTTTATATAAATTGTTTGAATTAATTGGTGAAACCGCGTATTTAAAAGAAATTCCTTTACTAAAAGATAGAGAAAAATTAATTGAACAAGATACCATTTGGAGTAAAATTTGTCTAGAATTAAATTGGGAATTTATTCCTACTATTTAATAATATTTATATTTGTATATTATATATGAGACACACTAAAACTAAAAAATTTAGGAGTTATCGTGGAGGCATGGATGAAATGTTAAATGCTGCAAGAGCAAGAGCAAGAGCAACACAAACGGAAAGAATAGCAGCCTCTATAGAACGTATTCAAAGAGTTGCCCAAATAAATCTTGAGAGAGATGCTGCATTATATAGAGAATTAACTACATTAAGAGAATATATAACTCGTATGGATAACCTAAGTACACGTAATAGAACAACTAGAAATATACGTAGAAATCAAAATTCTATACTAAGAAATCAATAATCATTTATTCTTTATTATGTATATTATATATAATAAAGTTCTCTCGTAAATCAAGAAAATTATTTATTTAATAAAAAATGGATACAAAAATGTTATCAAAATAATTATCAACACAACAATATCAACACGTCTTATTATTTTTTTATACTTTAATGGTAATTTTTCGTAATTGTCTGAATATTCTTTCGGTTTAAATGGTTTAGAAAGCCATCCTAATAATGTTGCTTTTAATCTATCATTACAACTATACAATACATCATACCACGCTAAAGCAATATATGCAGACACTGATAATAAAAACCCCATTACAATATTATGTGCAACTGTACTTGGATGTGGTAACCAATATATAATTAATATTGTTAATGAAAAAATTAAACATTTTATATTTAAATATAATGGCGTTCCAAATAATCCTCCTCCCATAGTATATGAAACAACATTCATCTACAAAAAAACGAAAGGTTTCTTCTTCAACTAAAAAAAATACAACCAACTATATAAATCTAAACAAAATAGAGAAAAAAAGATTAAAATCTCATATTTCATATCTAATCAACAAAAATAAAAAATATACAAAAAAAAACAAATATTTATTTCCTAAATAATATTATTAAAAATTATTACATTCCTAAACCTCCAGGAAATCCAACCATATTTGCACCTATACCAAATCCTGCTCCTGTTCTTGTGGAAACGCCTATACTTGGAACATAGCAATCTAATATACTAAATGTTGCAGCAGCAGTTAATGCAATTAAGGTGATTTCTTCCATGTTTAGAGAACGTTGTGGGATTGCATAAGCGGCAATTGCAACCATTAAACCTTCCACTAAATACTTAATGATTCTCTTTATAATTTCTGAAACATCAAACATTATAATATTTTATTAGAAAATATTATAATAATATTATTAATTAATAAAAACTTAAATAATATTAAAATACTTATAATATGACTCTTAATAAAGAAAAAAACATTAAAAAAAATGTCTATGCTGATCTACTTGAAGAAGATAAACCAATCGCAGGTCAAAAATTCGTTTGTGTTTCTTTTGTTTCTCCTGAAAAAATTATAAAAAATAAAGACTTGTATTATTTTCAAGAATTCTTAAAAAGTTGGGATTTTAACAAGTCTATGGAAAAATCTCTACAATTTCTAAACTTTGTTTCTTATAAATATAAATTGAATTTTGAAGATTTGACAAATGATTTTAATGATTTTGTTAAAGAAGAAAGAGAAGTATTGATCAATTCAACCATTGAAGATGAGTATAAAACATTTATTGACCAAAATGAAGAGAGACTAGATAATTCTTTTAATGCTACATATAATTTCCAAACATCTACTAGAGGTCTTAAAGTTAGAGGTGTTTATCCTTCTCTAGAAGAAGCAGAATTGAGATGTAAAATGTTGAGGGAAATTGATCCAAATCACGATGTGTATGTGGGTCCTGTTGGGTTATGGATGCCATGGGAACCTGAAGCATACAAAACAGGAAGAGTTGAATATATGGAAGATGAATTAAATCAACTTATGCACGAAAAAACAAAGAATGAAGCGTTTGCAAAGAATGCCTTTGAACAAAGAGTCAAGGAAACAAAGAAAAAAGCAATTGAAGAAAATATAGAAAAGGCAAAGAAAACTGGTACGGCACTTACACAAAGTATTGATAAAGAAGGAAATTTAATTGGAATTAATAATATGAATACACAGGAGAAAAAATTATTGGATATTCATGAAGGAAACGAAAATGAAATTACATCATCTGATATTCGGTCTGAATTATTTGAAGGAGATAATATTGTGGTTGGAAAAACAGATTATGGACAGAGTCTATTACAAAGTGGTCCTTTTGCTAATAAAAACTAATGTTTTTTACACGTAATAAAACTAATGTTTTTTACACGTAATAAAAACTAATGTTTTTTACACGTAATAAAACTAATGTTTTTTATACGTAATAAATTAATATATAAAATTAATATATAAAATAATAAATAATTTTATATTTTATGGTTGTAAAATATAAAAATGTATCAATACGATTTTATGATAATCAATTAGATATTATACAACAATTTAAAACAATGTTGAAAAAAGTAGATACTGTTTATATTCCTGATAGACCAAATAGTGAAATTCTAAATCATTCCCAACCAAAAGATTTTACTAAAGAATTTTTAAAAAAATATCCAAACAATAAATTTGCCGAATATTTATCATCTTTTAGAAATACAGAAAGATCTATTAACATGGGATTTTCTTTGTATAATGCTGCTGATTTATTAAAATGGTCTTTCTCTACAATTCAAACCAAAGTTGCATTATTTGATTGGGATGGAACATTATCTGTTGCAGAAGGCATTATTTTACCAAGCAATCCTATTGATACGTTATCTTTTCATACTATGGGAATTAATTATAGAGATATTGCTGTTTATTATTGTGGATCTGAAGATCGTTTCTTATGGTTAAAATACATGTTTGAAGTATTATATAAACAAAATGTAGAAATATTCGTTTTAACAAATAATCCAATGGCTGCTAAAAATATGAATATTGTTAAATTAGTTGGTTTAGGATTTTTATCTAGATTTAATTTTTATAACGTAATTAAAGAAATTATACCTCAGTTTAAACAAGAGAATTTATTATGTGGATATGAGACACAAGGAATTAAACCACAAACATTTATGAATAATCCATATCTAAATAGATTGTATAATAAAATTTAATATTGCTTTATTATATGTTGAAATGGACGAAAAAAAAACTTGGATATAGAAAAGATATTGAAGATTTAAAGAGAAACCCTCTTTTACCTGATAGTACTACATTTAACCCTAATAATATAACTGATACTGAACGTGATGAATTGTTTTTCGATCGTTATAAGTTTTATCCAATTGTAAATACCGATAAAAGATACATTGGAGCAAAAAATACTATAAGAATGTTAATTAAAAATTTTCAAAGATATAATTATTATTGTAGTACACATAAAACAAGTATTAAAGACAAAACACCATCTTCAAAGAAATTATGTAATGAAGATACACATGTGATTGGTAATATGAGTAGGGTTAGTTTATTTAGTAAACCAGTTTGTGTTTACCCAAATGATACACGACCGAGTCGCATTGAGCGATTCAATAACCCCCTACGAGCTATTTGTATAAATGATATGATTAGTTATGATACATATTTAGATATATATTACATAAAAGAAAATGATGACATGACTAATAATGCTATTAATCAATTAATGTATAAATTTGTGGGTAATAATAACAGTACAACAAGGTTTACACCAACTGAATGGGATAATATATTATATTATTTTAGGAATATTAAAGATAAAACGGAAAAAATGTATCCATTATTAGATGAATCAAGCTCATTGGGTAGTAATAGTTTTAAAAGTAGGTTTAGCGACGGTAATGATGAAGATAATGACGATGAATATTATAACGAAGAATTAGCAGAATACGGTGGTCGTAAAAAGAGAAGAAAGACAACAAAAAAGAAGATAATAAAAAGAAAGACAACAAAAAGGAAGAATAATAAAAAAAGGAGGAAAACAAGAAAATATTAATCAATAGACAATAATTAACTAGAAAAGCATACAACCAATAAATATACTTTATCCAATAGAAGAACACATTAATTACCATTTTGTTTTTTTTACATTAATTTTCTGTCCTTGTCCTCTTTTTTTCGTATTATTTGGATCATATTTTTCATCCTCATCATCTGAATTCATATCTTTACTTAATTCCCAAAATTCTTTACTTCCCAATCTAAAATCATTATGAATATCTGCTTTATACCAAAAAACCTGTTCTGACAATTTATTTGATTGTGCACTATTATTAATAACTAAACATTCATAATTTTCTGTACATTGATCCATGACTTGACAGAAAGATTCAAATGTTGGAAACATTCCTGCATAGTTTTCATATATTCTTTTACGATTAGAAATATAAGGTTCTCTTAAAATAAATACATAATCAATATTTGTTCTTAAAGAAGGAGGAATACCTAATGGATATTGCATCGTGATGATCAACATGATTCTCCAATGTCTTCCGTTCATAAATAGTAATCTCATCATTTTATCTCTGGTCCATGCTCCATCATATAAACAATCATCTAATATAACAAACGATCGTGGATCAATATTTGTTTTTTTAAATGTTTCCATTTCTCTCTTGATTTGTTTTAAAACTGTTTTTTGTCTTTTCAAAATATTCTCTATAATAGTTGTATTATATTCATTATGAATAAATAATTTTGGTACCATCTTTCCATAATAACCATTTCCTTCTTCTGTTCCTGCTACAACAACACCAATTGGAATATCTTGATGATAATAGAGAACATCACGAACTAATACACTTTTTCCAGTTCCTCTTCTACCAATTAGAACGCAAACAGGTGCCTTCATTTCATTAGGTTTAAAACTAATATTTTTCATATCAAATTTTTTCAACTCTAATGTCATTTATAATTATAAATCTCTATTTTTATAATTATATTACGCAAAAATTAAGTTAAAACATAATATAAATAATATACTATTTAGCTAAAATGATTCAGTTAAATTATGAAAAGAGAAAAAATACAATTTTATTTGATAAATGTAAAAATAATGATATTTTTCATTTTGATGAAATACAAAATTATATTCCCATTTACAAAAATTTTTTTGAATTAAATGAAAACAATTTTAATAGCATTAATTTAAATCATTCAAAATATATTTATGATATAAATTTTAATCAAGAAAATAATTTTGAATATTTTATTAAAAAAAATGATGAAATAATAAAAACATCTATTTTTATTAAATTTGCTCCTATATTAGATCCTTTTAAGTATATGATTGGTAAATATAATGAAATAAATGATTTTTCACTTCCTATATTTACACAAGTAGAGAAAAAAGATATAATTAATTATAAAATAAATGATACAAATAATTCTGCATATGTAGATGGGTTATTTTCTTTTCTTTCTAGTAAATTATTAAACGATTATAATTTTGTTCATGGAATTGATTTTTTTGGAAGTTTTGTTGGAATCAAGAATAATTTTAAAATAAATATTGAAGATGATGTTGATTATTTAATAAAATACGATTTTTTTAATAACAACAAACAAAAATTTTCTCTAGATGATGATTTATTAGAACCTTTTGATAAATTACCTCCCATTCATATTAATCACAGCAAAAAAATGAATATTTCCATTTCTTCTATTCATGATGAAATGTTTGATTATGTTTTTATTGATGATGAATCATGTGAAAATAAAAACAATAATTTAGAAGATGCAAATATTAATGTTGATAATTCAAATAATGTATCTTTAAAAAGTGAATCTTCATGTTCTTCTAGAACATCTTATAGTGAAGTGGATGAAGATCTTGATGATGACGAAGGTGAAGAAGAAGATGAAGAAGAAGATCAAGATGAAGAAGAAGAGGATGATGATGATGATGATGATGATGAATCAAATAATATACCCAGTAAACCCATTTATGCAACTATTCCCAAGTTTCCAGTTAATATGATTTGTATGGAAAAATGTATTGATACATTTGACAATTTAATTTTAAATAAAGTTATTCAAACAATGGATGAATGGTTTACTACTTTGATGCAAATTATAATGACATTAATTGCTTATCAAAAATGTTTTTCATTTACACACAACGATTTACATACAAATAATATTATGTATATTCATACAGAAAAAAAACATTTGTATTATTGTTATAATAAAAAACATTACAAAATTCCAACTTATGGAAGAATATTCAAGATTATTGATTTTGGAAGAAGTATTTATAAAGTAAATAATAAAATTTTGTTTAGTGACAGTTTCAAAAAGGGTGAAGATGCTGCAACACAATATAATTGTGAACCATTTTTCAATGATTCAAAACCAAGAATTGAACCCAATTATAGTTTTGATTTATGTCGTTTAGCATGTTCTATGTTTGATTATGTTGTGGATGATATGAATGATTTAGAGGACTTGGATGATTGTTCTCCTATTGTTAGATTAATTGTAGATTGGTGTAAAGATGATAATGGATTAAATGTTCTCTATAAAAAGAATGGTGATGAACGATATGAAGATTTTAAATTATATAAAATGATTGCTCGTTCTGTTCATAAACATACACCACAAAATCAATTGAAAAGACCAGAATTTAATAAATATTCAATTGAAGGAAAAAAAATACCCAAAACAGAGAAAACAAATATTATGAATATTGATTTATTAAATATATTTTAATAATATATAATGGGGGTTCAAACTAAAAAAAATCATCGTAAAAAACGTTCACGAACACAAAAACAAAAACGAGGAGGAGGATATTTATGGGATTCTCCAAAAGAAAAATTAATTAAGAAAACAAAAAAAGAATTAAAAGAATTGCAGGCAAAACAAAACAAAATTCAACGACAAATACAATATTATACAGGTCATCTTGTTCGTACAAATGTAAATAACCCTAGTAAACATGATTTAAAGATAGAAAAGGATAATCTTGATATTGAAATAGATGAAAAAACAAAATTATTAGAAGAATATAAAAAATTTCCAGATACTATAACACAAAAACAATTAGATGACCTTTTATTATTTACCGATATAGTTAATAAAGAGAAAAATAGATCATTTAATAGTATTATAAATTCACCTACTAATACACCTACCCCTACATCAAATACTACACCTATACTTAATGAACCTGAAATTGTAAGATTATCACAAAGTGATAGTTCATCAGGTAAAACAAAAAGTGATGACTTTATATTTCATAAAGCGCTTCGTAAAAATAATAAGAGCCGTAGGATCCAACAATCAAATGATTATGATATTATTAAGAATAATAAAAGTATAATAAATCAAACACTTTACAATATTAAAAAAAAAACACAAGTACCATTTTATCGACCTATAGATGCGTTTGTTGCTAAAAAAACTAACTCTACACGTATGTTATTTGGATTAAAACACCATGTTCCTTATGATGTACAAGTAAAACAATGGAATGAATATCTTGAAGATGCAAAAAAAAATCCAACAAAAGCAGCAATAGAAAATGCAATAGAAAATGCAGAACTAGTAGAAAGAGTAGAAAAAAGAGAGGCAGCAGCAAGAGAAGTAGAAGCAAGAGAAGCAAAAAAAATAAAAGAAAGAAAAGCACTAGCAAAAGCAAGATAAAAAACCAAATCATTAGAATTTGGAGGATGATGAAGAATATAAAAATGGAGAAAAATAATGAATAATTAGTTAAATAAAATAATACATTTATTTTATTTAATATAATAATGAATTTACCAAAATACGGATTTATTATAACGCGTCATGTAAATTCAGTAAAAACAAACAAGTATTGGAATTTATGTATTCGTTCCATAAGAAGATTTTATTCTCCAGAAAAGTATAAAATAGTTGTTATTGATGACAATAGTAATAAAGATTTTTTAAAACAAAATGTTGAATATCAAAATGTTATTTATATTCAATCGGAATTTCCAGGAAGAGGTGAATTATTGCCTTATTATTATTTTCATAAATATCATTTTTTTGAAAATGCAGTGATTATTCACGACAGTGTTTTTTTCCAAAAAAGAATTAAATTTGGAAATATTAACCTTCCTGTTTTGCCTTTATGGCATTTTGATTCTGCAAAGAAAGAAAATTTAGGAAATTCAATACGTCTTGCAAGTGTTTTACGAAATAAAAGAGATATTATTACAAAATTATATGAGGATGAAAAACTATTAATATGGAATAATAATAATCATTGGATAGGTTGTTTTGGATGTCAATGTTATATATCTCATCAATTTCTCTCTACATTAAATGAAAAGTATAATATTTTTTCATTATTACATGTTGTAAAAAATAGATCAGATCGTTGTTGTTTAGAAAGAATTTTTGGATTATTATTTTCTTTGAATTGTCCTGAATTAATAAATAAGAAAATTTTTTCTCTACTTGGTCCTATATTAACTTATATGAAATGGGAATATTCTTTTGATGAATATTGTAGAGATATATTATCAAATAAAAAAATAAATGTTCCTTTACTCAAAGTATGGACTGGTAGATAATGATTATATCTAAATGTTAAATTCTGGAATATGATAGGTATCATCATTTTTAATATATTTGGCAATAATTTTTGGTTGTGGTTTATTACTAACAATATCTTCTGTTTGATATACATTCATATTTTTATCAAGATAATAAATAATACCTTGAATATCTTGTGCCCATACTTCTACTTTTTGTGTAGAAATAACATCTATTTCTCCATTTTCATTTATAATTCCATGTGGTGTTCCTTTTATATGAGTGCCACAATATTCGTGTCCATCTTTTTTTCTTCGTGTACATTGTTCATTATTTGCTCTTTTTGAACTACATCTATCACAAAATGGAACAATATTTTTAATTCTTTTACGATTTGCCAAATCTTCTTTATCAACAATTAATCTATCGTATTCATATATATATTTTAATAAATTATCAATATTATTTTCTTCTCTTGCTCTGTCACGAATAGAATCTTTAAATTTTGTTAAATAATTTTCAATCTTTTTGTTAATCTTTCGTTCCATATTTATCTATATTAGATTTTAATAGATATAACTTTATTTTCAATTTTTAGATAATAAATGAAATGAATATAAAGTATTCTTATTGCAAGAATATAAATGTTTGATTTATGTATCGGTTTTGGAAGTGTTATAGTAATACATGTTGTATATCTATGTATTCAAAATTATATTTATAGAGAACATTCTTATTGACCTTGAAAGATTATCTTGTTTCTGTTGTTGTTTCACTAGGAGGTGTTAGTCCTAGTTTATTTAAATTTGTATCATTATATATATAATAATTACTTGATATTGCAAAAATTAATGTTATAATAAATAAAATATTATAAATTGAATAAATGTTTAAATAAATTAATCCAGATGGATTAAAATATGTTATAATTATATTTAATGAAATGTATAAAATAATATAACAACAAAATATAATTAATAAAAGACTAAATTTTGATACCATAATATAAGTTTGATATTTATATTATGCAAATAACTAATTATAAAATTATTCTTTTTTTGTTGTAGATGGAATTGTAAGTGGATTAATAAATGAATTACATCCAATTGCAACTAATAATATAATAAAAAAAAAATAATAATATGAACTATATATATCCAAATACATTATTCCTTTTGGATTATAATAAAACGTGATTAATCGTATAGAATAATAAAAAAT